CTTGTATTAACACCTGGTAAGTTAATGTTTGCACTTCCGTCAAACGATACACCACCTATTGTTCTAGCAGTAGCCAGAGCAGTTGCTGTATCAGCATTACCTGTAACGTCACCTGTAATATTACCAGTAAATGTACCAGCGATTGCACCAGTACCTGTGATAGTAGGTGATGTCAAAGTTTTGTTACTTAAAGATTGTGTGTTATGTCTTGTTACAACCGTATTATCAATAGCAAATGAAATCTGATTATCTGAAACAGTTGTATCAATACCATTACCACCAGCAAATGTTAATGTGTTACCAGAAGTAAATGTGTCGTTTGAACCACTATCAGCTGCAAGTGTAAATGATGTATTTACAGCGTCAACATACGCCTTAATAGATTGTTGCGTTGCAAGTTGCGTAGCAGAGTTAGAACTTAAATCGTCTTCATCTAATATAGCACTACCAGAAACGCCTGTATTTAAAACAGCACTTGTTAAAGTTTTATTTGTTAAAGTTTGTGTTGCAGCCAACCCAACAAAACTATCATCTTGTAAAGCAGTATTAAATTCTGCTAAAGAACCTGATATTGTGTTGTTACCTAAATCTATTGACTTGTTAGTTAATGTTGAACCAGTTGCTTCTAATACAATAGTACCTGTTGCATTAGGAAAAGTAATTGTTCTATCTGTAGTAGGATCAACAAATGCTAATGTCGTTTCATTTGCGTCATCTGTTGCACCTTCAAATACTAGAGGACTTGCACCAGATAAAACCATACCTGTTGCATCCATAGTACCTGTAAATGTACCACTAAAAGTACCACCAGTAATCGTTGGATTAGTGATTGTTTTATTTGTAAGTGTTTCTGTTCCTGCTAAAGTAGCAAATGAACCATCAGATAAAGCACTATTAAATTCTGCTGTTGTACCTGTTAAAGTGCCTTCAGATAAATCTAAAGTTATTGTGTTACTATCACTATTGATAGTTTTATTTGTTAAAGTTTGTGTAGTGTCTTTAAATAAAGTATCTAATTGTGATAAAGTAACTCTACCTTCAGTACCACCATCTGACAACATTATTTGGTCAGAAGCTTGTAGTGTAGCACTTGTTAAGTCTGTTGCACCATCAATGTTTATGATTGCCTCAACAGCACCAAATTCTATTGCGTTACCAGCACCATTAACTTTTAAAACCTGTCCTGCAGAACCTATAGATAAAGAAGCCCCTAAACCACCATGTGTTAAAGGTATAAATTCACCTGATTGATATTCTGCTAAACCTGTTACCGTAGATCCCGAAAAGGTTGCTCGTACTGGCGTTTTAGTTGTCATCTATTATATCTCCGATAACTCAGGCATATGTCCTGGTCTTACTGTTGTTACTGCTGTGCCACTTGCGTTTGTAAAAGGCAAATAAAATGATTGACTGACAACGTGATCTAAAAAACCATTTATTGTTGTCATGTCTTTATTATTAGTCATCTGAATGTGTGTTCTTGTTCCATCTGTTTCAATAAATGGCACTCTACCTTTTATGTCATGGTCATATTCATTAACCCATGCAGTACCATTATAAGCAAGAATTTGTGCAGAACCTAAACTTGAAACAGTTACGTTTGTTAAAGATTGTATAGTAGAAATATCAGAAGCAGCTGCGCCACCGATTTCTTTAATAGTACCACTATCGTTTATGTAAAACTTTTGTGATGAAGTATCAATCGCAACTTCACGTGCCGCCAAATCACTTGTTGTAGGAGCACTTGTACCTGTCTTTAACTTAATAACTGTCGCCATATATCTCTCTTATATAAACGATTAGTAAGTTCCGCCGTCAATATCGCCGTATGTTACGTTACTACCGTTTGATTGTAAAATTTTTCCATTATTACCAAGTGCTAATTTAGCAAGTGTGTTTGATCCACTTGCATATAAAATATCACCAGTAGTGTAAGAAGATTGTCCTGTACCACCATATACTTCGTCAATAACAGTACCATTCCAAGTACCAGTTGCAATCGTACCTAAAGTAGTGATTGATGTTTGACCAGAATATGTTGTTTTAATTCTTAATGCGTCTGAAGATACTTCAATTGTAGAGTCATCTACAGCAACGTCTAACTGATTACCTGTTTTAGTTAAAGCGTCACCAGCAGATATTTGACCAGCACCAGAGAATTGTTCAACTGTTATATCAGTTGTTCCTAATGTTGGAGTACCGTTATGTGTAAATACATAACCATTGTCAGCATTTGCAGTACCAGCTTCTACGAATACAAAAGCACCACCTGTTATTTCAATTGCCTCATCACCATCAGGTGTTCTTGTTAATACGTATGCAGTTGATCCATCACCAACAGTTGTTACTCTATATAAACCATTTTCAGTTGCGTCTGTCTGATTTTTTAATAAAATTCTATCATTTGTTGAAGGTGTTGCACCGTCAATTGAAAATGCACCATTTGATCCTGCAGTTATTGTACCAGCACCGTTATCGTATGTACCAGCAACGTTTGCTGTTGAAGCATACTTAACAGAAGCTTTTACATCTAAACCATTTGCAACACTATCAACATATGCTTTTGTAGCAGCGTCTTGTGCTGAAGATGGATCAGTTACGTTTGTTATTCTACTTGAATTAACATCAACAGTACCACTACCTTTAGGGTCAAGTATTAAGTCAATGTTTGAATCATCACCAGCAGTTCCTATTGTTACACCATTACCTGTAGCCGAGTTTGTAATTTCAACAGCATTGACAGCATTTGAAGTTTGCTGAAATAGTATCTGTTCATTACCACTTGCGTCAGCAATAAAGCCTGCGTCAGCAAATCTAGGTGTAGTTAATGTAGGACTTGTTAATGTTTTATTTGTTAAAGTTTGTGATCCTGTAAGTGTAGCAACTGTACTATCAATCGCAACTGTTAAAGTATTACTAGAACCAGATGTATCAATACCAGTTCCTCCAGCGATTGTAAGTGTTTCAGAATCTAAATCTATGTTTAATGCACCACCAGAGTCACCTTGAAAGTCAAGGTCTTGTGCCGTTACTTGTGAGTCAACATATGCTTTAATAGATTGTTGAGAAGCAACTGCTGTAGCACTATCTGAACTTAAATCGTCTTCATCTAAAAATGCACTACCACTTAATGTGCCATTTAAAACTGGAGACGTTAATGTTTTGTTTGTTAATGTTTCTGTATTATCTAATAATGAAACTGTACCAGTAGCGTTCGGTAGAGTAATTGTTCTATCTGCCGTTGGGTCTGTTACTGTTAATGTAGTTTCATTTGTGTCATTTGTTGAACCTTCAAATACAATTGAACTATCAGTAATTTGCAAACCAGAAACATTTGGTGCTGTAATTGTTTTGTTAGTTAATGTTTGAGAACCAGTTAATGTTGCAACTGTACTATCAATAGCAAAAGTTACGGCATCACCAGAAACTGAAGTATCAATACCAGTACCACCAGTAAATGTTAATGTGTCTGTACCTAATCTAACACCATCGTCTGAACCACTATCAGCAGCAATATCTAATGTTGTTGATATAGAAGCAGTACCAGCCGCTGTTAAACGACCTTGAGCATCCACAGTAAATGTTGGAATTGCAGTTGATGATCCATAATCTCCTGCAGTTACAGCTGTGTCATCTAAATCAATTGAAATCTGATTGTTTGATACGGTTGTTGTAATTCCTGTATCACCAGCAAAAGTTAATGTTTCGCCAGTATTAAATGTGTCGTTTGTACCACTATCAGCAGCGATTGTAAAACTAGATGTAATTGTACCAAATGCTAAGTTACCAGAACCATCTGTTTTTAAGAATTGACCATTAGAACCATCTGTGCCAGGTAAAGTAAAAGTTAAACTACTTGCAACACTATTGGGAGCTTTTAATGCTACGAAGTGAGCACCGTTATCGGTACCTTCGTTAAACTTAATTGTACCACCTGTAGAGGTATTATTACCAATGTATAATTCGTCTATGGCCTTGTTTGAATCTACTATTAGACCAGATGAAGCAGTTAATGTACCATGTGCATGGTCCATCAATTGAGTATAGTATTGTCCGCCTATCTGAATTGCTGAATTTGATGTTGATGATGGATCACCTATGAATAGTCGTAATCCGTTACCACCAGCGCCTGTGCTGGCTGCCGATGTATCATAAACGTAGGCAAGTTCCCCTTGCTCTAGACCTGAAGGTGCGACAGCACCTGTGGTTCGTTTAATCTTTATAATTGTTGCCATTTTTTCTCCCTATTAAAATGTGCCACCGTTTAATATTAAATTTCCACTTTCAGTTTTTATTTCAGTTCTCGTTACAAATTTTTTCGTAGTATCATCATATTGAATCATTGCACCATCATCTAGCGTTGAAGCATTTACGTCACTCAAACCAGTAAATTTATTTACATTACTTTGGAGTTGAGCAACAGATGGTGATGTGACCGATACGTTATTCGGTCCAGTTGAGTTACTATTAATCGTAGCTGTGGTGTTAGTACCTGTACTATACGTAGCAGTAATATCGTTTGACATTTTTACCCTTATTAAATACTGTTATTACAATATTTATAATAATAAGATACTAAATCAAAGGCAATTATGTAATTTCAACTATTTTTTGTCAGCAGTTGCGTCAGAATTAGTTTCAGGTTTCTTTAACTCTATACCTAATTCTTTTGCAATTACAGCGTCATAATGTGCCTGAAGAATTGCGACTTTTTCTAACTCTAAAGATAGTTTAATTTTAGTTGCTTGTAAATCTTGTCTTACAATAATGCAATTAAAAGTTTTAGGGTTTAAGTCACTTTTTTTATAGTCTTTACCGTCTATAGTAAATACTGCTTCTTGTGGCGCACTTGTCGGTGCTGTTGTCGTGTTGATTGCTTCACTACTCATGTTGTATATCTCCTTATTATTATACGTTAGGTCTAACAGTCATTAGACCCTCAATTACTCTTGTTACTGTACCTGAAGAGTCTGTTATGTCCATATCGAACACATATCTTGCAGGTGCTTCTAAAGCTGCTGTTTGCGTTGCAGTTAGTGACATAGTGATACCACCTGTCGTTCTATCTGCTGTAAATTCTATGGTTAAATCTGTACGTGTTCTTGTACTCGCATAACCCAAAGCCATCTTTGCAGTTGCCGTATAACCAGTTAAATCTAACGGACTTCCCGCACTATCTTTAACTGTTACCGTTGAACTGAAAGTAGTTCCTTGATCTATCGTAAAATTTGCTACAGCTGCCATACTACTATTTATACACTATTTTGACTTTGTATTAAATACTTTTATTCTTTCTTTAAAGGGCAATCTCTCAATTTTTAAACCCTCTCCGTTTCCCCAACCAAATTTTGCATTATTATAAACATTATCAAAATATATTTCTGTACTTTGTTGATAGTATTCTATTTCTTCTTGTATGTTACCTGTAAAATAATCTACTATTGTATTAAATTTACCTGCATTCCAATCATACCCTCCTAATTCAAATTCACCAGAAGGTCTACAATTAAGTTCTTGGAAACGTAATTTGCCAGTCTTTCTTTCTTTAGAAAATTCTGAAATACCAATCCTGTTTCTAACACTTATATGATCTTTTAATTTTGTAAAAAACTCATGTATTATAGCAATATCTTCTTCTTCAAAACAATTAGTTGGAAATGGATACTTATACAGATATGCAATATTATTACCTACAACATTACCATCTCCAAATTTACCTAAAAAATGATTATATATATGATACTCACCCTCATTATCAATTATAAAGTGTTGATCAATTGTATAATCATAATCAATATATCTTTGTATAAAATCATTTGGTTGTACTATATGATTTTTTTTAGCGTCAACAATTTTATAACCATCACCACCACCTGAATTACCTAAATCTGTTTTTACTATAATTTTATCATCAGGTCCTCCTTCATCTAAAGTAGGTATACCCATCAATTTAGCTACTCGGTCTTGTTCTTTTTTAGATATAAAAAACTCTAAAGCTCTTTTATCAAATTTTGTTTTAGTATTATAGTAAAGAGAAAGTTGATATTCTAATTTAACTGATGGTTCTTCATCTCTAAAATTAATAATATATTCAGGTTCAAAATCTAAATTTTTTATATAATATTGTGGATCATATAATTGCTTTTCTGGAAGATATGTAGTATATGGTTTTAATTTTTCACTTATATTAAAATGATTATTATTAGCTATTTCAAACATCTTAAAATTAATGCCGTACTTTAAACAAAACTCTACTATAGTTTCATTTTTTTTACGAGCATTTAATATAAGAATATTTTTAGGTAAAAGTTTTTTATCTACATTATCTGCGAATAACATTACAAATCCTTATCATTACAAATTCTCTAATGGATGGTGGGATAATAATTCAAGTCCATTTTCACCAACATGAAATTGTTGTTCTAATTTAACACCTTCTTTACCACCTACTTCACCTACATATGCCTCAACTGAAATAGTCATATCTTTTTCAAATTGTCCACTTTGTTCGCCGCCGTCTGTATTCCATTTAATAAATGGCCATTCATCACAAAGACCAGTTCCATGAACTATGGCAGGATAACGATTACCATAATAAGGTTCTGGAAGTTTATAACATTTAGATAAAAACTCTTTAAATGATAAACCAGGTTTAATCAATTCTGAATTGTGATTTATTTGTTCAACAGCAATTGAATATAATTTTTTCTGATAATCACTAAACTTATTTCCTTCAACGAAAGCTCTGGAAAAATCAGCCAAGTATCCATAAGACGCAACTGTATCTGTATCAAAAGTTACTAATTCTCCACTTTCAATAACTTTGTGACTACATTGTTGCATCCAAGGATTTGTTCTATGACCTGAAGCTAATAATCTGCCTTCTATCCATTCACCACCATATTCAATATTTGTTTTATGTAAAATTGACCATAACTGATTTTCTGTCATGCCAGCTCTTAATTCTTCTCTCATTCTTGTAACACCAATTTCTACAACTTTCACTGCTTCTTTAATACATTTTAGTTCCTCTGGTGATTTAATAACTCTTGCCTGTTCAAGTACTGATTTAGCGTCAACTACTTCAATACCTTCTTTATTCAATGCTGTAACAGCGGGTCCATTAATTACATCAATTGCGATTTTTTTATTTTTAAAATATTTTGATAAATCTTTTATATCATTAACCCATTTTTTTAATTCTTTTTCTGCCTGATCTCCATGACTAAAATAATCCCATGTGATTGCAGGTCTTATTTCGTCAATTAGATTTAAATGTTTAGCGTGATATTCACAACCAAAATACTCATAAAGAATTGTTGGTCCATTGACTGGCACAAAACAATATCTTGTTAAATTGTGTAAATTGTAAACACTCATGTTAGTAGTGTCTAACGCATATCTAACATTAACTGGATCAAACAATATACAGGCTTCTATATTTTGTTTTTCTAGCTCTTTTTTTACTCTATCTAATCTGTATGTTCTCAACTTGGAAAAGTCTATATTTTGGTCTAAAATCATATAGTTATTTAGTCAATAAATAGTGTCGTCTATTTGACAGATATAATAAAATGTGTTATAATATAGTATGAAAAATGTAAATATAGTATGTACAACTAAACCTGGTGATGGTCTTCTACATTATAGACCATAGATTTTCTGAACAATCTTACATCAATGCTCTAAATGAATGTTATGTCAAATATGAAAATGTAATATTTGATTTTTACACACCTACGTCAAATGATATAACATTGATTATGGGTAGAAGTCAAATAACTTTAGCATACTTAAATAAACATACTTACAATAATGATCAACTTCTAACTTTACATTTATTGTTTAGTGGTAATCTTATATCTGTATATTCTGAAAATCATGTTAGAGAATATCCTATTGCGTTACAATATTTCAAACCTAAAAAAGTTTATGACTTATGCGACCATGATGTATATGTCAATGGTGTAGGAGAACA